GCCACTGGAACAGCGGATACAGCAGAAACTGATAGCCCATAGCCGCTACGCCAATCCAACCGATGGCGGGTCGCCAGCCTGAAACAAACACACTGGATGACGCAGCTTCAATCTTGTTAACCTCAATCTGGGCTAAGTCCGTAGCTTGGTCAATACGCTTCTCTTCAAGATCAAGCTTACGCTGCTCAATCTCCATTTCCATTTTTTCTTTGTCAGTGGTAATTAGGTCGCCAGCAACTTTACCCACGGCTTCAATAATTGATCCAACGGCAAGCAAGCTCATTTCAAACCTTTCAGTGTGCGGTTTAGCCAGCCTTTGAGGAACTTAACCTGCACGGGGTTCTTGTTGCAAATCTCAACGTAGCGGGCAATCTTTGCCAAGGCGTAGGACTCTTTGAATCGTTGACCATCCGTGATCTGATTAAGTTTTTCAATGGTCTTTGCCCCGATACCACCGTCAGGGGTAGCACCTACCACAAGCTGGGCCAGCTTCACGGCCATGCCCATGCCTGCGTTTACACCAAAGTTAAAGATGGTATTAGCCACTTCTTGGTTTGAAATCTCGTTACCGCGCATCTTGTCCCAGAACTCAATTCGATAAAACTCACGCACCATAGGCGTAAGGGAGCCACCAAATTCTTTCTTATCCACAAGCGCCCAGCCGGGCCACTGAGGGTTCTTGTTACGGGCAATACCAGCGTAGGTCATGCCGCCTGTGTCGCCGGGCACTTCGTGGAGGACGTAGCCGCCCTCATCTTGCATCATCAATTCAAAAGCAGGTTCAAACTGTGCCATTAGTTACCTCGTTTAGTCAGCATGGTTGCTGCAATATCCATCATCGAAATAATGTGTTCCATGTTGTCTGGTTGTTGCGCCCATCCCGCTGTAATCTGCCCAATGAACCGACTTCGGTCAGGCGGCACGGATATACGGCAAGTGTAGTTAGCGCCCTGCGCTATGTACCAAATACCTAACTCACTCTGTGGACGTAGGTACTGACCGCAAGGAATATCCCCCGCCATTAACTTGACCACATCATTGTTGTTTGAATGGTTAGACGTAAACAAGCCAACATCTAAGCCTTCCATGTCTTTACTACGTCCATCCTTAGTGTAGAGCCTGAACAAAACCCGAGTACCTAGAATTGGGTTGACTTTAAAGATGGCTACAAACTTAGCATCGGTGTGCTTAAACAACACAGAAGCCGCATCATCAACCCGCTCTTCGTGGATGCTTGGCATCCTTTTCTGCTCTTGGTATGCAGAGATTAGGAACGATTGATTCTGCCAAAACATGTACCCAGCAAACGCAACAACCCCCATGACAAGGATTGCAAATAATTTAAATGGACTATCTACATAGCCCAGCACCTTGTCTAGCGTTGAATTGGGGTTTAATTTTTCTTCACTCATGAGTTAACCCCAAAGCCAAACAAGGGTAAATGTTCCCCAAATAATGAAGACGGTTAAAAAGGCCGCAACGATAAACGCTTCAGCCCAGTCTCTCATCATGCTAGTTCTAGTATCTTTACCTCGGCTGTAATGACTGCTGTCGATGTGTCTCGATCAATTGTCAGATAGCCTTGGCAAGTGATGTTGTAGTCTACCCCATTAGCGTCTTTTTCGCTCTTGATGGGGACTGTGATGTCTAGGTTCTTGAACAGAAACTCTTTACCATTTTCAAACACGCGCCAGACATGGTCAACTGATCCACGCCCAGCTTGACCGCGACTCTTGTTAAACCTAATTTGGTACTTGTTCATACGACCTCAGCGGCTGGTGTTGCACACGAGAACACTGGAGCGGCGGGGCGAAGACCTAAGTTAAAGTGGATGAACTTGATCGGTTTTTCAGATGCGTTACGCGAGAAGCTGTGTGGCAACCAAGCGTTGGTAAACATCAGCAGGCCGGGCTTTGGCGTGAAGTTAATCATGTTGCTTGCGGCAGTTGCTTGCGTCATGTCTGTCTCTGCCCATGAGATCAATGGCTTGCCTGCGCGGGGATCATGAAACACAACTTTGGAGCAATCTTCTGGTGCTTCAAGGAAGTAAAAACCCACGATCTGTGAGCCAGCGCCATGAACGTGTTGATCCATGGCTGAATGTTTAAAGTGTTCCTGACACCACATTTCAGAGAAGTAAGTGTCAAAGCCTTCTGTGTTGTAGCCCTGCTCTTTTAAAATGTTTGCCGCAGTACCACCAACGTAGTATTGGAAAGGAATAATTTCAGGCTTGTCGTACAGATTACCAGTCATGTGGACTGGGTATATCTCGTTGAGGGGTTTGTTTTTACGAACTTCTACAAGAGCTTCTTCTGCAATTTTGTTTACGGCTTCAAGGAACTCAGGCTTCTCAATGGTGTATACGACTGTTGGAAAGTATATGTTTGCATTGAGGATGTCTTGTTGGGGGGTTTCGTTTGCGGCGCACATATCTTGTCCTTTAATTTTAAGTTACCAAGAATATATTATGGCACCGCCTGAACCGCCTGCCCCACCTAATCCACTTGTTGATGAAGAATTTGGCCCGTTATATGCTCCACCACCGCCACCTCCACCGCCAAATGCTCCACCAGCACCGCCATTACCGCCGGGGTTACTTGATTGCGCCGCACCACCACCACCGCCGCCCGTTCCGCTAAGATTAAGGGATGTTGTACCCGCAGTACCATTGGTCTGAAACGCTCCGCCAGCACCACCACCACCAGTTGTATAGGTATTTGATCCACCAGCCGATCCAGCAGTGTTTGTACCGCAAATGGTTCCACCAGCACCGCCACCAGCGCCACCATACAAAGAACCACCGCCAGCAGTATTAGCACCTGCGTTAGATATTTTTCCACCACCACCACCGCCAAACTCAGCACTCCCCACACCGCCAGTATTATTTGACGCGCCACCACCTCTTATATTATTACGAAAAGTAGTACAACAAGTGCTAACTCTTGGATTTCCACCAATAGCAGTGCCGGTACCGGTACTATTATTTGCGCCGGCACTTGCAATACCCCCACCCGCACCACCGCTTGGACACGATGTAATGCCTCCGCTACCACCTCTACCACCCCCAAAAGAAGATAGAAAAGCGCCAAAGCTAGTATTTCCTCCTACAGCGCCATTAGCACCAGTACCACTAGTAGTTCTTCCTGCTCCACCTGTACCGCCAGCACCAACAGTTACAGTGACTCCACAAGGTAAACAAGCCGCAACAAAAGTTTGACTGTTTCTAGCACCACCACCGCCTCCTGAAGCACCTAATGCTTTATTAGCGCAAGTTGCAAAAGAGCCACCACCACCTCCACCGCCTCCGCCCCACAAACATACTTGAACAAAAGTAACGCCAACAGGTTTTCTCCAAGTTCCAGACGATGTGAACTTTTGAACATTACTTGTTGGCTCTGAAACTTTGTAGTTAAAAGATGTTTGTTGGTTTGACAGCATGGTGTTCTCCGACTTTATTCGGCAGGCGTATCAGTTGCAGAATCCGTTACAGGCTCAGTAGGTGGATTTGGGTCAGTAAATACTTCGTTCTCGTACTTCCACCCAATACTGCACAGAATGTCCTCAACCTTGACCATCGTCATGCTTTCTGGGGGTGACCATTGGGAAGCCTCGTCCCACAAAATAATGTTGTCAACAATTCCATTGGAATTAACAATTGCATATCGTTTCATTTTTACCTCTTACCAAGAATAAACTCTTACACCGCCAGCCGCACCAGCACCGCCAGCACCAGAACTATTGGCCGATGCTCCTTTAGCTCCTCCTCCGCCACCGCCACCGCCAAATATCCCGCCTGCGCCGCCAGCCCCGCCACTACGACCCGAAGTCGCTGTAGCGCCACCACCCCCACCACCAGAGCCACTTCCTGTTGATAGATTTGTTGTGCCAGCAGTACCTGCTGTATTACACGCTCCAGCTGTGCCAGCATTGCCACCTCCGCCATTTACATAACTATTTGACGCACCACCAGCACCACCAGCTCTAAGCTCGGTACCATTGTAATGACCCCCATAACCACCACCGCCAGCGCCAAAAACAGAAGAACCACCACCATTGCCAAGAGAACATATATTGTTAAAGGGCTACAAGGGCACCCAGAGCATGTATAAACATTCCCTGCGGTTCCACCGCCACCACCAGCTATGTTGTTTTGACGAGCGCCACTATAAGCACCAGTACAAAATACAACGCTTCCACCGTAGTAAGTAGCATTACTTGGCAATCCGCCAAGAGAAGCAGTACCTGTTGGGGTTTGACCAGTTCCACCAGAACCACCACCACCGCCACCAGCTCCTCTGTTATTAGAACTTGTCCCAACTATACCCCCACCTCCGCCACCATAAGCCGTTACATAGCTTCCAAAAGATGAAGTCCCACCAGCAGTGCCAGTAAGACCGCCAACAGAAGAAGAAACTGCCGCGCCACCTGCTCCGCCAGCACCAATAGTTACCTGTACTTGAGAGGGTAAGCACGCGGCTTGAAAATAATTACTAACCCTAGCGCCACCACCGCCTCCAGCACCTCCAGCCGCACTAGAAGTCCCCCTGCCACCAGAAGCGCCCCCGCCTCCACCGCCCCATACACATACGCGTACAAGTTTTATATTAGGTGGTTTAATCCATTGACCAGATGCAGTAAATGTTTGTACGTTGGCATCAGAACCCGTGACTTGGTAATTAAAAGATGTTTGTTGATTAGTGATTGTCATAGCTGATTACCAAGAATAAACACGAACCATACCGTTACCGCCATTGCCGCCAGAACCACCAAAAGCCCCGCCATATGAGTTACCTCCTCCACCACCTCCGCCAGCAGGTAATCCACCATTCCCACCTTTACCACCAATACTTGCACCACCAACAATAGAATTTCCGCCAAATCCACCAGAACCACTACCAGATACTTGCAAATATCCATCTGGCCCGTTTGCTCCAGCAGTAGCTACAGTTAAACATTGGTTGCCAATATAGGCAGATGTTCCGCCTCCAGTACCACGTTTAAAATTGCCAGTAGAAATTTGGCCACCACTACCGCCTCCGCCTCCGCCAAAAATTGACCCCCCACCACCTCGGTAGCAAGTTGATCCACATTGGCCGAATCTGCCGCCCGCACCTCCGCCCCATTCAGCACTACCCGAATTTCCCGCCAAAACAGTCGTGCCTTGTGCGCCACCGCCGCCACCGCCTATAGAATTTGGGGCAGTGCTAGTACCCCATCCTGTACTTGTTGGCCCTCCGCCATTTGCAAAAGTAGCGGAATTTGCAAATCCAGCACTAGCAGTACCGCCACCTCCACCACCACTTCTTGTGCTACCTCCAGCACCACCACTACCTCCGCCAAAAGCTACAAGGTAATAAGTCTTTGATGCACAAGTTCCAAAATATGAAGCACCGCCAGAACTACCAGCAACACCAATACCACTACCAGAACCCGCACCGCCGTTACCACCAGCGCCAACAGTTACAGCAACCTGTGTTGGTAGACAAGCCGCAGGGAAAGTCAAACTTGCCCTAGCACCACCACCACCACCAGAGCCGCTAATAGAACAAGCGGCTGGATCAACCTCACCTCCACCTCCACCACCACCTCCGCCCCATACGCATACGCGCACGATATTGGCTTCAGGTGGTTTTATCCATACGCCAGACGAAGTGAACGTCTGGACATCCACAGCCAATTCATTAACGACATAGTTAAAGGCCGTAAGCTGAAGTGACTGCGCCATCTTAGTAGTTCCCGCCAAATGCAGAGATAGCGATAGCGATGTTTGTACCGCCAGCCGCTACAGTTGTACCCGCATAAATACGGTAAGTAGCAGGAATGTTTAAACCATTTAAAGGCAGCGTCAAGGGATAAGTGGTCAACGCAGAGGTTCCCAAAGCGGTAACAGTAGTCGCAGGAATTGCAACCTCACCCAAGAAGATGTTGTTACCAGCCGTTGTGTTTGCTGAACCGTTGTTGATCCAGAAACGAACCACAGTGGCCGCCGATGTACCAGAAGCTGTAGCGCCGTTGGTTGAAGCCAAACGACACATTACTTGGTCAATACGAGAGCCATCAGCGCCCGCAGTGAAAACTAGCGCCATTGCTGTGCCAGCCGCCTGAGTACCGTCAAATGCGGATGTGTTGGTCATCGCCGTACTGACGATGGCGTTGAGTGCCCCTACGTTAACCGTCTGGGTAAATACGGGTGTTGCTGTAACTGCCATGATTAAAATCCTCCAAAATTGACTGCGAGATATAAATTTGCTCCGGTGGAGCTTCCGCCACCACCACCACCTGCTGCCCATGTGGGTGCTGCGCTAGGGCCGCCTGATGTTAGTACTTGGCCTGCTGTGCCGTAGTTAGCTCCAGCAATACCAAATTGACCGGATGGGCCAAAGCGAAAACGTTCTGAACTAGCAGAAGTCCAAATAAAACTTCGTGCTGTCGCCCCTGCGGTATCTGAGGAATCAAAAGTAACACCTGTGTTTTCTGTAACAGTCGTATTAAACTCAGTACCCGCACCAACAGTCGTCTGGCGAATTCGCATTGCAACAGCCGCATTAGTGCTGTCAATATCGAGCAAACCACCAGAAGCCAACACAAAGTCAGTTCCATCAAACGTCAGGTTAGCGCTATCAACTAAATTCCCCGCAGTCCCAGCGTAAGTAACTCGACCCGCAGTTAACGAGGAATCAGTAAAGTTATTTGCCACTAACGTAGTGCCGTCAAACGTCAAGTTAGCAGAGCCAGCCAATACACCGGCATTGTTGTACTGAACCTGTGTGGTAGAACCACCAGCCGCGCCAGAAGATGTACTTGTAAGCTTTACATAGTCAGTGCCGTTGTAGTACACAAAAGCACTCTCGCCTACAGCAACAGAAATACCAGTCTGGCCTGACGCTTTAAACGATACAGTACCGCCAGTGGCCGCATTGACCACAACGTATGTTTTGCTGTAACTGGGGGCTGTTACTACCTTAGTAGTTGTCAGCGTACCCGTGATTCGGACAATCGCAAACTGAGCTGTAACCGTGCCAGCACCCGTCAAACTAGATGTAATGTTAGAAGCCGCCGCATCACCAGTGGTATTGGCCATCGTTACCGCGCCATCACCAGTCAGAGTTAATGTAGCTGCAATAGCAATATTGGTGTACTGCGTAATACCATTGTTAACGGTATCGCCCCATGTGCCCGAAAGCTCACCTTGTACTGGTAGAGCAAGTCCTAGTTGCCCCGTTGCGCCTGTAGCCATTTAAATGCTCCTAGTTCGTGTTGATTAACGTCCACCCCGATGTTTGGGTGTTACTAACCTGTGTCCAGCCCGAAGACTGTACGTTGTTGATATTTTGCCAGTTTGCTGACTGCGTGTCATCAATAATTTCCCACAAAGGTCTTGCATTTACCAAATCCGTTGCCGTTGCCAATTCAACAATAGAAGCTACAAATGCCGCCGCCGCTGAATTTGCATCTGCTCCAACCGCAGCCTCTTCAACATCACTTATAAATGCCGCATTAGCATCAATAACATCTTCACCTAAAGCTGTCTCGTCAACCAAAGCCTCAATTATTAAATTACCTGATACCTCATCAGACCCAGTAGCAGATTCATTAACACTTGCCAAAAAGGTAAATGCCGATGAAACCGAATCTGACCCCGTCAAACTCTCAAGAATCTGGCTTGCAAAAATAGCTCTAGCACTAACCAAATCCGAACCCGTAGCGGCTTCACTAATCGCCGCCTCAAACCTTCTAACAGCGTCTATTAAGTCACTACCCGTACTCGACTCACTAACCGCCGCCCTAAATGTTGCTAACGCACTAACCGCATCAGAACCAGTACTTGATTCACTGACCGCCGCATTAAGCGTTGGTACTGCACTAACCGCATCCGCGCCCGTGGCCGTTTCACTGACTTCCGATCTAAGAGTTACAACTGAAGAGTCGGCATCCGCACCTGTCGCAGTTTCAGCAACATCCCGGCCATAGACTGATGCACCCCAAGCAGCCTGACCCCACGCGCCAGAACCCCAGCCGCCTTCAGCCATTTAAACCTCAAGCTGTTAAGCTAAATGTATAAGTCACAGACAAAACGTCACCCGATACTACCGAACGGTCACCGGGTGCAGAAAAGTCAGCCGCAGAAAATAATGTCCCAGTTGTTCCGCTTTTGGCACTTCCGCTTGTCAAAAACGCACCGCCTACAGTAGCTGTGCTGTTGATGTTAAACGTAGCAGGAGAGGCCGAATTTGTTACTACAGAAGGATTTCCCAGTGTTGCTGTAGCAAACGTAGCCGCCACACGGGTTGCATTGCTGTAGGGCGCAACTTCAGTCCAACCAGCGTGTGAAGCCATGGTATCGCCAGCCGCTGGCGTATTAGATGCACCGGGGCCGTACAGACCAAGATACCAAGTAGTGATCTGCGTAACTGATGTAAGCGCACTGCCAGCCATGTACTGCAAGCCTTCATTCACAACCAAGTTCTTTGAGTCAGCAGACCACTTCAAATTACCGTCTTTGTCATGGCATTCAACATGGTAAACACCCGTTGCCTGAGCTTCTTCAGTTGATTTAGTACCAGCAATAAGGCCGCTGAAAACATGGTCAGTTGCTTTGAGTTTTTCCGTGGTCATATTGACTCCTTAATTAGAACTGCGAATTAATGCCGCCGTTGCTGTATTGGCGGGCATTGTGATGGTGAAATTGGTGGATGTTTTGTCAGACCCAAAGTCCAACACAGCAATGGATTTGTTACCCTGAGTAACGTTGTAAATTAAAGCACAACGAGCCGTTACGGATGCGTTAAACACCACATCGGCAAAGTCTACATAAGCTGTATACCCAGAAGAATTGATTGTTACGCCAGTCAAAGTTACTCCGCCGGGGCTGTAACCTGTACCGCTAACTTCACCGTCTGTCGTGTAAACAGTGGTGGCTTCGTTTAAATTAGCGTTAGCCGTGTACAAAGCAATCTTTAACGTGTTTGTAGACAAGTTATGAACGCCCGTATACAGCTCTGTTTTAAAGCTAGTCGTCTGAGTTTGGAGAATGCTGCTCATGAAACCGTCGTCCGAATTTGACCATCACGATAAGCATCGGCACGTTGTTTGCCATCCGCCAAGTTTTTATACAAAGCAATAGCCTGTACATAACGCTGTTGGGCAAGTGCAACCATATCGGCCTCACCCTTCATGTAGGTGTAAGCCTCGCAGATAGTTCCGTATAACAGAACAGAATCAAAGTTATCACCCAACCATGTAGTCCCCGCCGTCACAATAGACTCAGGATAGTAGTTGTAGTGAAGCTCTGCGTTGTATGCAGCACTGGGTGTTGGGCCAACGATAAACGTCAACTCATTCACATTATCTGACCTAGGGCCAAAGATTGCGTAATGTTTAGGCTCAGATGCAAACGCAGACAAAGGGTAAGCCTCACGAATGAAGTTAACGTCTTTGTTTAGCAGATACAAATAGTCACCCTGAAACACTACAGAGCCAGATACAGCGCCGCTATTGGCCACTGTTAATGTGATCGTAGTACCTGCAATGCTTCTAACTTGTGCGTTAGTGCCAATCCCCGTGCCTGTAACCTGCTGACCCGCTGCAATACCTGTAGTACTAGCCACTACAATTGTTTTCTGCCCAGCTGTTCCTGTGGCCGTTGTGGTGTTGTACGGGTATACGGCAAGGCTATACACAGACAGAAAGTCTGTAGGGCACTCAAGGTACTTATTGCCGGTAGTCAATACGCCTGTCACGTTCTTTCGCAAATTAGCGGGCTGCGCGGTGTTATAGATGCGCTGCTCCGCCTGACGAATGAACACGTTCATATTGTCAGTTGGGAAAGAGTTCTCGCAGTAATCGCTTACCTGCGTGACAAGGTCGGCGTAATTCATGCCATTGGGCCTCTGCTCATAAAGCCTTTGGTAGCTGCACCTGCGCCACGCATTTTGATACCAGACGTTTTAGTTGCTGGCTGCGCACGACGAGAAATGTTTCCAACAGACATATTGACTGTATTGGCATCGCTGTGGTCAGGGCCAGAGCCGGGGTTCTCAGAAGCTTTAACAACTTTACCAGTCATTGTGTGTGGCGTGGCATAGACCGCGGCATCGCCAACTTCTTTACCCATTATTTTTTTGCTAAATTTAGCCATGATTAACCTCGTTTCTGATTGGCAATTTTTGCCAAGTTACGGCCCATAGCCTTCATATCGGCATTGGTTTTACCCTTACCTTTGCCTTTTCCACCGTGCATCATGCCAGCGATAGGGCCGCTATCACCTAAATTTTTGCCCTCGGTCTTGCCTTTTTTAGCAATGCCGTCGGCTGATTTTGTATACGCCATTTTAAGCTCCTTAAGATATGCTTACTGTACCAACAAATGTCGTTGCCACCAAGTAGTTTGGCGTCAATCCTGCATCATTTAAACTGCCCCCGCCAACCGGTTGCCAGCCCCACTGAATGTCTCGTGAACCACCAGACAGATTGCCATTAGCATTTACACCAGAAGTTACATACGTTGTATCTCTACGTGGGTTACGTAGGGCTTGTGGATCATCTACTGGAAACGTACCTAACATCAACTGTGGCTGATCGGGATCCCAACACTCAGGGCAAACCAACAACTCATACTTACGCTGCTTAATAATTTCAGTCTTAAGCTGTTTTAACCTAAATTGCTGGCCGCAGCGATCACATTCAGCAATCGCTATCTTGCCGGATGCGTACCGATTACCCATTAGTAACCCCCGCCACTTCCGATAAACATTGGCCTAGGAACAAGGCGAAGCGGAGCTTTCTCACGGTCTTCACCAGCGGCAATTTCAAAAGTCTCGTCGTAAATCTGTTTAAGCATCTGGATGCGGGGCATCAATTCAGGTACTTTGATTGCAATGTGATACGCCAAACCAGCTACAAGGCACGGCAAAAAGCGGAAGTTCATGTCGGCAGTCTCAACACCAGCGCCAGCATCTTGTACTCGGCGCAGTCTCCAGTACACAAATTGATACGGCGTGCTGTTATCAGGTGTGGGCCACACAGTCACAGCTGGAAGCTGGGGTACAAAAATAGCTGAGCCATCAGTATGGGACGCGGCAGTTGTGTTGTTCTGACCACGGTACACACCACCTAGGGTATTCCCTGATACGTATGTGTAGTAAATATCTTCTGAATCAATACGCATAAATCCTGAGCCAGCTAAACCCACTATGGTGTTAAGCGTTATTGTGGTGTCCGTTGACGTAATCGCACCCACCAAGACTGAATTGGTTGGGTTAGTTTCGCCAGAAAGCCTTTGAATCCAGACTTGAATTGGGCGAGCTTGGCTAAGCTTGTTTGGAATAGTTGCATAAGTAGAGACGCTAATGCGTGAAATGGTTAAGTCGGCTTGCGTAGAAGCAGTGTTAGATCCAGTACGGATTACATGTTCTAGAAGGTCAATGGTGTCGGTCGGCAGTGCATACGTGGCTAAACCCGGAGTCAGGTTGATAATCCCCTGCTCCATCGTCCACATGTTAATGCCCTTGTTTTGCCACTCAACAGTCATTAGGTTCATTGAGCGACGTGCTGTACGTAAGTCATAACCAGAACGCATCTCACGGCCCGCACGCTCCCAAGCTTCCTCGGCAATCTCCGTGAAGTCCATGTTGAACAGTGTGGTTCCGGTAGTAGTCATCTAAATCCTGCCGTTTTCTTTGCAATAGTTTTAGGTTGGGCTACAAATTGTTTGCCAGATGCTTTACCAGCACGTTTGGCTTTAGTTGTAGCCGCATACTCTTGTGGAGACAAAGACTTAATAGCCGCTTCAGGCAAATACCGCTCTCCCGTCTTACTTGACGGTTTACCAGACTTAGTGCGCCATTTCTGGTCACCCCAATCTTTAAGCGATTTCTGAGGAGCTTTCAATCTTTATACCCTCCGCCAGCTTCCTTGTATTTTTTAGCTACAAGTTGCGCTTTGCGTGCAGACCATTGTCCTGCGCCTGTGCCGTGGGTGTTTGCAGCTTTTACTTGAGACACAATCCGCTTGCGCAAACCGGGTTTCGTGTAGTTACCAGCAGCGTTAACTTTACCACCCTCGGCATACTGAGTAAAGTCAGTGTCATCCCGGCGTACTTTTTTCTTTGCACCGGGCATTTTGCTTGGGGATATAGCCCCCATTCCACGGCTTGGCATCATTTTGGATTACCTTTGGCTTTTTTGGCTAGAAACAATTTATCAACCATTTCTATCCGTTGAGGTTTAGTTGTAACCTTATTAATAATACCCAACCGCTTGGGTTTACTCGCGCCGTAAAACCCAGCCTTTTTTAAAGACTTAACTACTTTAGCGGCTGGTTTTACGGTTGCCATATCAGCACATCTTTCCGCGTGTCTTACCACGCTGGGCAATACCGTCTGCACGAGTAACGCCACCACTGGCTAGCTTTTTAGGTTTACTCACAGATGCGCCGTCCTTGTCTTGCGGAACTT